ATGTTAGTTAGTAAAAGCAACGGATTTAACGCTAGCGCAGTTTTGGGTAGTGGAAGTTATAATGAAAATAAATCTTCTAAACACATGGAGCTACTAGCTCATAGTATTTTAAAATTAATTTGTAAGGAAGCTGCATCAGAGACGTATCGCGGTGCTCTTGAAACTTTACAAAAAATGATGTCTGAATGTATATATCAAGAAGGCAACGCCTTTGTCATTATGGGAGCTGGAGAACAATTAAAACGTATTAAATATGAAGTTGGTGAAAATAACTTAAAGGTATTCAACGTACACTTTAATAATAATCACGAGTTAGTTAGTTCTGGTGAGCCTGACGTAATATGTTTAAGCAAGCAGGTCTGGGAAAATCTTCTCATTAAACTAAAGCTGGAAAACAATGAAAATGTGTTTTCTGAAACTAAAAAATTATCGAATAAAAATAATGCCGATCAGTTTTTTGAATGCGCTAAAAGAAATGAACAGAACCTTTTCGATAATATAAGAAAAAGTGATTTTCATGTTGGTTTACTTAAGCCAAGTAGTACGCGTAGTGTTATTTTAGAAACGCCGCCAAATGTCTGTATGGAATCACGTAATTCATATGAAAACAAAATAGATGAGATTTCATCTTTGTCAGAGTCAAAGGAACACCCCATAGATATTCAAGAAAAAAAAGATGCGTTTGTGAATGAGTTCAAGGGGATATTATTTGATAAAAATGGAAGGTCTTCAGAGTTTCTACTTAATTTTTATGAATGTTGCTATGAGTTTTTACCAAGAGCGCAGCCTCAGGATAAAATCGAAAGCTATAATTCAGCACTGCAAGCTTTCTCCATCTTTTGTTCATCTACGTTGATACATAATAATATAGGCTTTGATTTCAAATTATTTCCAGAAGTCAAACTGTGTGGGGAAAATCTTGAAACGGTATTCAAATATAAAAATGGCGATGATGTCCGGGAGATAGCCAAAATTAACATTACTCTCCAAAAAGAAGAGGATGGTTTATATAATTTAGGTGGATTGGATTTTAAGGGATGCTTCTTTTCTGGACAGAACTTCAGTAACTATGATATTCAATATGTGAACTGGGGAACGTCATTGTTTGATCTTGATACTCCGTGTATTTTTAATGCGCCTGCTTACAACAAGAGTAATGAAAAATCATTAAAACCTGTGAGCGAAAACGGTTTAAGTGGAGTCTTGACTGATCGTAATAATAAAATAAAACTCATCACGGGCGTGGCACCATTCGATGATATTTTATTTATGGATGATGACTTTGATGATAGTTCCTCTGAGGATGATCCCGTTGAGAATAGTCCTGTTGTGACTAGTCCCGTTGTATCAAGTTCTAAAAGCAGTTTTCAATGATTAATAAATGGCTATTTTTACAAAGAGATAATAACGTAGATTGAAACAATATGTATTATTGATTGATTAAACGGGATTATTTTTTACACTACAACCATTTTGCTGCCACTACCAAAGAAAAAGGGGCTACGCTTTCACGTAACCCCTTGATTTATTTGTTGAGCTGGCGGTGTCTGAATTGGTGCTGTAATTGGTTGAAATATTTATTCTAATGTCTGGTTCAACTTTCCTTAGCTGCCTGAAAGTTTTTTTGATCTTACCCATCAATAATAGGGTTACGGTACACCACGCCTGACTGATGAACTGCGTGCTCAGGGTTACCTCTTCAACGTAAAACCGTGGCAGGAGGTCCGGACTGAAAAAACTGCTCAGGACATTATCGGCGGTGGACGCACGGGTAGTCTGTAAACCGAACCGACTGGGGCGCAGTATGTGGCATCTTGTCGTGCTGTTGGAGGAGCTGTGCAAACGTGGTATTAACTTTCGTGCTCTGGCCCAATCTATATTTGCCCAACAATGGGGGGACGAATGCTGTAAAAGTAAAAGAATCTGCGATCTCAAAGTTATTGTGTGATTTTTATGTGAGCAGAAGATATTCATCAGAAACGATTATGTAAATCATTTTATTTTGCCGACGACCTGATTGTCGAAAGAAAAGAATACCCCCGTATTCCCTGAATAGATTGACTTTTTTATCCAACCATACTTCAGCGCACTGCGTTTAAAAAATGCTTCTTTCTTATGTGGAATATCATCATTTCATCATGATGTCTTTGATGAGCGGTGAACACAATACACTTGCGCTGTCTCTTCAGGATGAATCCCCTGGTCTGGTGCCTGTGGGCTGATGTTGCAGCAGAGCTAAGGTCGCTTAAACGCTACTCAGTATTCACTTTTCAGAGGATGAAATTTATGAACAGGACCAGTCCCCATTATTGTCGCCGCTCAGTACTTTCCTTATTGATATCTGCCTTGATATATGCCCCGCCCGGTATGGCGGCCTTCACTCCTGATGTTATTGGTGTGGTAAACGATGAGACTGTAGATGGCAACCAAAAAGTGGATGAACGAGGTACAACAAATAACACTCATATTATCAACCATGGCCAGCAGAATGTTCATGGCGGGGTATCTAATGGAAGTCTTATTGAATCTGGTGGATATCAAGATATAGGAAGTCATAACAATTTTGTGGGGCAGGCTAATAATACAACCATTAACGGTGGCAGACAGTCAATTCATGACGGGGGTATTTCCACAGGTACGACAATCGAGAGTGGCAATCAGGACGTTTATAAAGGGGGTATCAGCAATGGAACGACAATTAAGGGCGGTGCTTCACGCGTAGAGGGAGGGAGTGCGAATGGAATACTCATTGATGGTGGTAGCCAGATAGTAAAAGTTCAAGGGCATGCTGATGGTACAACGATAAATAAGTCTGGCTCTCAGGACGTAGTACAAGGAAGTCTGGCAACGAACACAACCATAAATGGTGGTCGACAGTATGTTGAACAGAGCACAGTAGAAACAACAACCATTAAAAATGGCGGTGAGCAAAGAGTATATGAGAGCCGTGCGCTGGACACGACGATTGAAGGCGGAACTCAGTCTCTGAATAGTAAGTCAACGGCAAAAATTACGCAGATCTATTCTGGTGGCACGCAAATTGTTGATAACACCAGCACCTCGGATGTTATTGAAGTTTATTCCGGTGGCGTGCTTGATGTTAGTGGTGGTACGGCAACAAATGTTACCCAGCACGATGGTGCAATTTTAAAAACAAACACTAACGGTACGACGGTGAGCGGTACGAATAGTGAAGGTGCATTCTCCATCCACAATAAAGTGGAAGACAATGTGTTGCTGGAAAATGGAGGCCATTTAGAAGTATCTCATTCCGCAAACAAGACGATTATTAAAGATAAAGGAACAATGTCAGTTTTAACGAATGCTAAAGCTGATGCGACCCGAATAGATAATGGCGGGGTTATGGATGTTGCAGGAAACGCGACAAATACCATAATTAATGGTGGCACACAGAATCTTAATAATTATGGCATAGCCACAGGCACCAATATCAACAGCGGAACGCAAAATATCAAAAGCGGTGGGAAAGCTGACACAACAATTATATCCTCCGGGAGCCAGCAAGTTGTTGAGAAAGATGGTACGGCAATTGGCAGCAATATTAGCGCCGGAGGCTCGCTGATTGTCTATACCGGCGGTATTGCACATGGGGTTAACCAGGAGACGGGCAGTGCTTTAGTTGCCAACACGGGCGCAGGGACTGATATTGAAGGATACAACAAGCTCTCTCACTTCACTATTACCGGAGGGGAGGCTAATTATGTTGTGCTGGAAAATACCGGCGAACTGACGGTAGTGGCTAAAACCTCGGCGAAAAATACTACCGTTGATGCTGGCGGTAAGCTGATTGTCCAGAAGGAGGCTAAAACAGATACCACCAGACTTAATAATGGTGGCGTTCTGGAGGTTCAGGACGGTGGTGAGGCTAAGCATGTTGAGCAACAATCCGGCGGCGCATTAATTGCTTCCACAACTTCCGGAACCCTTATCGAAGGAACCAACAGTTATGGTGATGCTTTCTACATCAGGAATTCAGAAGCTAAAAATGTAGTGCTGGAAAACGCTGGCTCATTAACAGTCGTCACTGGTTCCCGGGCAGTTGATACGATTATTAATGCCAACGGCAAAATGGATGTTTATGGAAAAGATGTTGGCACTGTACTTAATAGTGCTGGCACCCAAACAATATATGCCAGTGCCACTTCTGATAAAGCAAATATCAAAGGTGGCAAGCAAACGGTATATGGTTTAGCCACTGAGGCAAATATTGAAAGTGGTGAACAAATTGTTGATGGTGGGTCAACTGACAAAACGCACATCAATGGCGGCACACAAACCGTTCAGAATTATGGTAAGGCGATCAATACCGATATCGTCTCTGGCCTACAACAAATTATGGCAAACGGGATAGCGGAAGGTTCCATTATTAATGGGTGTTCACAGGTAGTTAATGAGGGCGGTCTGGCTGAAAACTCGGTGCTTAATGACGGCGGCACACTCGATGTGCGGGAGAAAGGCAGCGCAACGGGGATACAGCAGAGTAGCCAGGGCGCTTTGGTTGCAACCACCAGGGCGACGCGGGTCACAGGAACACGCGCGGATGGCGTCGCGTTCAGCATCGAGCAGGGTGCGGCGAACAATATCCTGCTGGCAAATGGCGGCGTGTTAACCGTGGAGTCAGACACCTCTTCTGACAAAACACAGGTCAATACGGGCGGACGGGAGATCGTCAAAACAAAAGCCACTGCGACAGGCACGACGCTCACCGGCGGCGAACAAATCGTCGAGGGGGTGGCGAATGAGACAACGATTAACGACGGCGGAATACAAACAGTTTCAGCTAACGGAGAGGCAATAAAAACAAAGATCAATGAAGGCGGTACGCTGACAGTTAACGATAATGGCAAAGCGACAGATATCGTCCAGAACAGCGGTGCCGCTCTCCAGACGAGCACGGCTAACGGTATTGAAATCAGCGGTACTCACCAGTACGGCACTTTTTCCATTTCCGGCAATTTAGCGACCAATATGTTGCTGGAAAATGGCGGTAATTTATTGGTATTAGCAGGTACCGAAGCTCGCGACTCCACGGTTGGCAGCGGTGGAGCCGCCAACGGCAGTTATCGCAGCAACGGGCTGGGCGGTCACATTGAAACCGGGATGCGATTTACCGATGGTAACTGGAACCTGACGCCGTATGCATCGTTAACGGGGGTTCACCGCTGATAACCCTGAATATCATTTATCCAATGGCATGGAATCGAAATCAGTCGATACCCGCAGTTTATATCGTGAACTGGGTGCAACGCTGAGTTACAACATGCGTCTGGGGAACGGTATGGAAGTTGAGCCGTGGCTGAAGGCGGCTGTGCGCAAAGAATTTGTCGATGATAACCGGGTGAAAGTGAATAGTGACGGTAATTTCGTCAATGATTTGTCGGGCAGACGTGGAATATACCAGGCAGGTATTAAAGCCTCATTCAGCAGTACGTTAAGCGGGCATCTTGGGGTGGGGTATAGCCATGGTGCCGGTGTGGAATCCCCGTGGAACGGGGTAGCTGGTGTGAACTGGTCGTTCTGACCATCAACGAAAAAGCCCACATCTGTGGGCTTTCATGTCACCAGGAGCCGCGGCTCCTTTGCGTATCCTTTTATGTCTCTTCACCGTCTGGTCGGTGTCCTGCTGAGACTGCTAACTTCCTGTTTTTATTGGTGTTGTCCTTATACCGTCCAATCAGGCTGGCGGAGTTTGAATAAATATTGTATCGCTTTGATTTTTAACGATTTTGTTTAATTCAGTTTTTGTGCGTATACCTAATCGTATACCAATGGCTGTAAGTTAATGTGAAATGAAAGCGCATTTTTACTTGTATTGATGCTATATCGTACAGGAAAAAAATTTTTTTTCGAAAGAACTGTTCACACTGTTCACTCTTTTATTTTCTCCTTTTATTTCAGAGTGATAGGTGGTGAATAATGGGTGAAGGGTGAACATTCGATTCTTCACCTCCGGCATTCTGCCGGTGTGACTCATACCGGTGATTAATCCCCCGTACTGAAATCACACAGGGAGAAAAAAAGTTTTTTTTGATTTGATTGTTCACACTGTTCACCTTTCGTTTTTCTCTTTTAATTTCAGTGTGATAACGGGTGAATATACGGTGAAGGGTGAACAGTGGATTGTTCACCTTCGGGGAATTCAGGGATAAAAAAAGACCGGCAGATGCCGGTCAGATGAGTCATGATGGTCAGGTTGTTGCAGGGTCGTCACATTTTGGCAGCCAGTCGCCGTAGCTTTCCTCTTTCAGCGTCAGGTTGGTCTGTATCCCCTGTTTGGTATGGCGCTTCTCGTAATTCAGTCCGTATTCTTTCAGCATCACCGGCAGCCCCAGCCCGAACATTTTCAGACTGAGTACATTCCGGTAGCCGTTTGCCTCCATGTAGGCCAGATAGGCGTGATAGAGGTATTTACGGTAATTACGCGGGATGATACTGGCGTTCCCCATATACATGCCGCTGGTCTGCGGCAGGGTTTCCAGATAGCCGATAAAATCAAACGTCGGGTCGGCATCCCGTTTGATGTTCAGTGCCTCGTCTGAGTTCTGCTGGGACTGAAGCAGTGACCGGGCGAGCATCGGGTCGCTGAACTTCTGCATCAGGTGACGCACGATGACCGCCAGCTCGCGGGTGATTTTGTCCTTAAGCTGCGGGTCGCGCTCCTGCGGGGCTATCTGTTCCGGGAAGTGAATAATCACCCGCCGGCGTGACACGCCGCCGCTGCGGTCGGTGAAGCGCATCGGGTTATTGTTCACGGCCAGAATCACCGCCGGGATATGCGTGGAGTACGCATCCCGGTATTTCGGGTCAACGGACACCGCGTCGCCGCCGGTGATGGCCTTGAGTCCGGCACCGTCGCCGCTCCATTTTTCCTGGTCCGGCAGGCGTATCAGTGAGAAGCCAGTTAACGCGGCACGTTCACGCGGGGATTCCAGCGTCTCGATGGTGGCCGACGTGGCGTTATCCTCCCCGGCCAGCAGGGTGGCTATTTCGGCCATGATACTTTTGCCGCTGCCGCCGGGACCGGTCACCTCCAGAAAGAGCTGCCAGTCGTAGCGGTTTGCCAGCACCATAAACAGTGCGGCCAGAATCACGTCGCGTTTTTCCGCACGACCACCGGCAGCACGGTCAAGCCAGCGCCAGAACGCGGGGGCGTGGGTCTCCAGCGTTTCACCGTCCACCGGCGGGGTGAAATCCACATCGCACAGGGTACGCATCCAGTGTGACGGACTGTGCGGGTGGAACGTGCCGTTCTGCGTGTCGAGCACGCCGTTACGAAAGCCAATCAGGCGGCGGGAGGGGGCTTCCTGCTGCGGAATAATCAGCTTCAGGGTGTCCACCACGGAGGCCACCTTCCCGGAGGAGAACGGCGCGCGCAGACGCTGAAACAGCCCGGCCACATCCCGGGCAAAGTCCTGTGGTGGCAGCACCTTCCAGACACCATTTTCATAGCGGGACAGAAGCTGGCCGTTGGCATCGACCGCGAGCGCCTCGCCGTAATGCTCATAGATACGCATGGCCTTTTCGCTGGTACTCATGGCGGAAAACTCTGCTTCGCTCATGGTGTCGAACGGGCTTTCAGCCGGTGGACGAATGGCATCATAAATGGCCTTACGGGTGGCCTCCCCGCCGTACTGCGTGAAGGCATCATTCCAGTCACCGAAGACCGGCGGCAGGGCAACAACACCTTCACACGCATCTGCGGCTGCGGCGGCTTTTTTCTGGCCGTCACCGCTGAGGTCACGGTCTGCGGCAAGGACAATCTGACAGGCCGGATGCTTCTGCCGGGCAAGGCTGGCCAGAGAAAGGAGGTTCACGGAAGAAAGCGCCACCATCACCGTTTCACCGGTCAGGTGATGTACGGTAAGTGCGGTCGCGTATCCCTCCGCTATCCACAGACGTTTTCCGGCCTGATTCTGTCCTTCAAGGGTGTGACAGGTGCCCCTGACCTGTCCGCCTTTCAGGGTGCGCTTACGGCCGTCAGCACTGATTAACTGAAGGTTAACCAGTTCGCCGCTGTCGTCATACAGTGGCACCACAAGGTCACCGGCGCGCCAGCTCACGCCACCGGCTCTGTGTGTGCCGGTCAGCATCAGGCATTCCCGGCCGGGAAAGCCCTTGCGGGTCAGGTAGGCGTTACCGGTTCCGGTACGGGTTTTCGCCATCAGGGTTTGTGCCAGTGTGGCGGCGTTCTTCCGGGCAGCGTCTGTTTCAGCAACGGCGGCGGTCGTCACTGCCGGGTCAGCCGGTGGCAGGCTGCCGGTCACGGCAGCCACCTTTGTGGCCGCGTCGGACGGGGAGACACCAAACACCTTTTCAACCAGTTTCAGGCCGTCACCGGCACCACACTGATTGCAGTACCAGGTGCCGCGCCCCTCCCTGTCATCAAAACGGAAGCGGTCACTCCCGCCACAGACCGGACAGGGCTGATGACGGTTTTTCAGCACCTGAATCCCCAGCGCCGGGAGAATACGCGGCCAGTGGCCGAGCGCATGGCTGACGGTGGCGGTTACGTTCATTTTCATGGTGTTGTTCTCCTTCAGTGCAGTACCGGCGCTTTTATGTGACGGGCACAGAGTTCATCCATCACAACCAGCCCGAGAAAGGACAGCGACGGCGCGGCCTTCAGGGGGCCGGATTCCATTAAATCTTCCAGCAGGGCACAGGCTATCTGACGCCCTTTTTCCTCACCGTGCTGGCGCAGATAAAAGCCTTCCAGCTCAGCGGCGATGGCCGCCTCCAGTGATTCAAGGGTGAGATGCGGGTAGCGGTGCTGACGTTCGCACACGGTCAGCCAGGCACAGGCGACAGCACGACGGTAAAGGGCTGCGCGTAAGACGGGCGGTAAGGGTGTTTTCATTTGCTTTCCTCCCTGTGACAGATGACTGCATTCCGTGCCGGTTGCATTAACTGATAAGGCATATCTGCGTCTCCTGAAGACGTGCGTATCCCTGCGCGAATACGCACATTTAATTTTTCGGGTGTCGTTTTTTAATTACAGATAATTGCGGTAACTGTTATCCGGGGTGATTTCCGGGTCAGGCTCCGTGCGGGGAATTTCCCTCCATTCCCGCGCCACCGGTGCCGCCCGGCTGACCGGAACAGGGTCCTGCGGGTAAATATCCAGATATTTCTCCCGCCATTTCTGTAATTCCGGGTCTCCGGCCATTTCTTTCAGTACCGCATGCCGGTTTACGGGGCTGCGTCTGAACAGGTCAGGACGGTCACAGGTAAATTCCCGCAGAAAACGCCCCAGCGGGATGTCTGTGGTGCGCCCGTCAGCGAGGATACGCACAAGGATACTGAATTTACGGCGGTACGGGTTCCAGACAATTTCCGGGCAGCGGTACGGCATTTCCCACGGAATACCGTCTTCCAGAATGCCGACCACGGCCACATCGGGAAAACCGGCAGAACGGTAAATCTCACCGGGCTGGGGAAAATCAAACATGCGTCCTGTCTCCCCGGTCTTGCTGCTGGGCGAGAAAATCGCGGCACAGGCCTTTGGCTTTCAGCTCATTCAGCACAAAATCAATATCTTCATTCAGGTAGCTGAAAATATGCGGAATGTAGAGCTGATGCAGGCCGGAGAGTTCACGGTGAATCAAATCACCCCCAACAAACTGGGATACGGCGCTGGCGCGGTTGAGCTTATGGTAAGCCTCAATGCTGAGGTGTTCACGGGCGTCATGACGCGCTGAGACGGTCTGAGGGGCTTTTTTATTACGCACGGGACACCTCCATCACCGGCAGACGGGCCGCAAGGGAGAGCACATAGTCACGGACAAGGGAACGGCGGGCACTGCGTTCATCACCGGCGACGGTGCGAAGCATACAGATACGGGGATGACGGTCTGCGCGACGGACAGCCGCAAACACAAAGACAAATTCAGGGTGTGAAGGGGTAAGGGTCGTAGCCATAAGGCAACCTCCGATAACAGCGTAAATGACGCTATCGCCGGAGTTCTCACGCTCGATGGCGATAGCCCAGACGGGGGTGAGAATACCGGCGTTATCGGAAACCGGCCAGCCCGGAGGCTGCCCCGCCTGAGCTACCATTGACTCAGAGGCATAACATGCGATTGCGAACAGGATCATACCTGCACGGCAAACCACACGCCACACCATAATCTGGTGCTCTGTGGCGTTGATTGCGACACAAAAAAAGACGCATGGCGCGTCATATGTCGCCGATAACATACTCGGGTTCTCACGCCCGGCTGCCGATTTTGCGACAGCGGAAAAACTATATCCGCAAATGCCGGAAAAAGGCAAGCCAGAAAAAGGGAGTTTTTGCAGAACAGGCATCATCATGCGTCGTCCCCCCGTTTGCGTCCGGCAATGCGCCCGGCCATCCATGCGGTGACTTCAGAGTGCAGCCAGGCCACATTTTTACCGCCAAGGCTCACCTGCGGCGGAAATTCCCCCTTACGGATGAGTTCATAGATGGTCGAGCGTGACAGGCCGCACAGGTGCATCACTTCCGGCAGACGTAAAAAACGCTCCTGCGTGATGTCCGGCAGCGGCATCAGTGGCGTCACAGGGGCGGGAGACGGGGAAGAAAAAACAGCTTGCATCGGGCTACCTCGTTAATGTCCATACAGCACCGGATAAGTCCGTCCGGCTTCGGGTAGCGCTTTATTTTGTGAATATTTTCAGCAGACGCAACAGGGGGGATTTGTTCCGGCAGCCTTACAATGGCTGTATGTTTTTTATCCATCCGGACTGGAAGGGTCTCAAAGGGTTCTGAAGGACCTGGAATTTTTTATAGTGAAATACAAATTGTTTTTTCTTATTTATTTCAGTGAATTAATAAAAATAAAAAGTAATGAACAGCACAAAAAGCCCATCAACGGGTGAACAGTGGTGAACAGACGGTGAACAGTCATTACTGCGATTGTTCACCCTTTAACTTACTGTATTACCTATCTTTTTTCTTATGGTGAACAGAGGTGAACAGTAAAATATAAAAAAATAAACAGTAAGCCGGTTTTTCCAGCGACCTTTTCCTGGCTTGCCGGTCTGAGGATGAGTCTCCTGTGTCAGGGCTGGCACATCTGCAATGCGTCGTGTTGTTGTCCGGTGTACGTCACAATTTTCTCAACCTGAAGTGACGAGGAGCCGGAAAATGTCTGACAACACCATCCCTGAATATCTGCAACCCGCACTGGCACAACTGGAAAAGGCCAGAGCCGCCCACCTTGAGAACGCCCGACTGATGGATGAGACCGTCACGGCCATTGAACGGGCAGAGCAGGAAAAAAATGCGCTGGCGCAGGCCGACGGAAACGACGCTGACGACTGGCGCACGGCCTTTCGTGCAGCCGGTGGTGTCCTGAGCGACGAGCTGAAACAGCGCCACATTGAGCGCGTGGCACGCCGGGAGCTGGTACAGGAATATGACAATCTGGCCGTGGTGCTGAATTTCGAACGTGAACGCCTGAAAGGGGCGTGTGACAGCACGGCCACCGCCTACCGGAAGGCACATCATCACCTTCTGAGTCTGTATGCAGAGCATGAGCTGGAACACGCCCTGAATGAAACCTGTGAGGCGCTTGTCCGGGCAATGCATCTGAGCATTCTGGTACAGGAAAATCCGCTCGCCAACACCACCGGCCATCAGGGCTACATCGCACCCGATAAAGCTGTCATGCAGCAGGTGAAATCATCGCTGGAACAGAAAATAAAACAGATGCAAATCAGCCTCACCGGCGAGCCGGTTCTCCGGCTGACCGGGCTGTCAGCGGCAACACTCCCGCACATGGATTATGAGGTGGCAGGCACACCGGCACAGCGCAAGGTGTGGCAGGACAAAATAGACCAGCAGGGTGCAGAGCTTAAGGCCAGAGGACTGCTGTCATGATTTACTGCCCGTCGTGTGGACATGTTGCTCACACCCGCCGCGCACATTTCATGGACGATGGCACCAAGATAATGATTGCACAGTGCCGGAATATTTATTGCTCTGCGACATTTGAAGCGAGTGAAAGCTTTTTCTCTGACAGTAAAGATTCAGGAATGGAATACATTTCAGGCAAACAGAGATACCGCGATTCACTGACGTCAGCCTCCGGCAGTATGAAACGCCCGAAAAGAATGCTTGTTACCGGATATTGTTGTCGGAGATGTAAAGGCCTTGCACTGTCAAGAACATCGAGGCGTCTGTCTCAGGAAGTCACCGAGCGTTTTTATGTGTGCACGGATCCGGGCTGTGGTCTGGTGTTTAAAACGCTTCAGACCATCAACCGTTTCATTGTCCGCCCGGTCACGCCGGACGAACTGGCAGAAAGCCTGCATGAAAAACAGGAACTGCCGCCAGTACGCTTAAAAACACAATCATATTCGCTGCGTCTGGAATGAGGGCTGCCGGTTAACACCGGCCGTCGCCGCACACCGTATTTTTATTCTTCAGCATGATGAGAAAGAGATAACGATGGAAAGCACAGCCTTACAGCAGGCCTTTGACACCTGTCAGAATAACAAAGCAGCATGGCTGCAACGCAAAAATGAGCTGGCAGCGGCCGAACAGGAATACCTGCGGCTTCTGTCAGGAGAAGGCAGAAACGTCAGTCGCCTGGACGAATTACGCAATATTATCGAAGTCAGAAAATGGCAGGTGAATCAGGCTGCCGGTCGTTATATTCGTTCGCATGAAGCCGTTCAGCACATCAGCATCCGCGACCGGCTGAATGATTTTATGCAGCAGCACGGCACAGCACTGGCGGCCGCACTGGCACCGGAGCTGATGGGCTACAGTGAGCTGACGGCCATTGCCCGAAACTGTGCCATACAGCGTGCCACAGATGCCCTGCGTGAAGCCCTTCTGTCCTGGCTTGCGAAGGGGGAAAAAATTAATTATTCCGCACAGGATAGCGACATTTTAACGACCATCGGATTCAGGCCTGACGCGGCTTCGGTGGATGACAGCCGTGAAAAATTCACCCCTGCGCAGAACATGATTTTTTCGCGTAAAAGTGCGCAACTGGCATCACGTCAGTCTGTGTAAAATTCCCCGAAAATCCGCCCGTTTTTACTGAAAAAAGCCATGCATCGATAAGGTGCATGGCTTTGCATGCGTTTCCCTGCCTCATTTTCTGCAGACCGCGCCATTCCCGGCGCAGTCTGAGCGTGTCAGTACAACTGCATTAAAACCGCCCCACAAAGCGGGCGGGCGAGGCGGGGAAAGCACTGCGCGCAGTATAAGAATTAAATAGGTATGGATTTTAAAATCCATCAAGTAGCTGATTGATACCATTGCTCTCATCACAATTTATTTGCTCTAACTCAAATAAAGCACTGTCGTACTTTATTTGGGGAGTGTTTTCAAATGACAATAAAGATTCGATTAGTCTTATTTCTTTATCTTTATTTATGTCTTTAAGTGAGTCTAAAGTTAAATTGAATTTAACTTCGGGTTGTTTTCCTACTTCCATCATGATATTTGACTCCAACTCTGGATCAGTATTGAAGAATCGATGTGTCTTATGGAAATAACTAGGTTTTCTTGATTTTAAAATACTTAGTATATCCGACTTGATAGTGCTTTCCCGTGCTATCACAAGCCAATGGTTGGCAACCCCTGTGATGGTGGTAATGATGTGGGAGCCATTTTCACTTAGTTCATTAAAGGCTCTTAAGTCACCCTTAAAAAAATCATTTAGCAACTCATTTTCTTTATCTTTATCAAAAAGGTAAATTATTGAATTGCCGGCTAATGATATTTCAGCCTTAGTTTTTATAGTATCGCAATTAAATTGCGCGGCCTCATTTTTTAATTCTTCGTAAGATAATTTTAAGTCTAAAAGCAAGCATTTTATTATACTTGATCTGAAAGATGAGTAATCAATATCAGCACAAAGTGAAAATAAATTTCTGTGACGAATGGATTCAGGGCTGTAATATAGCTTTGTTAATATTTCTTTTTGGCGTTCTTTTGTGTCACGACAGATAAACATAGCTGCAAAATATTCCATTAATGATTTGTGTGACCAACGAATAATAGCGCCTTCTTTGACAAATAATGGAACGGTTTCAATTAAGTCCTGAATAAAAAGAGATGGTGAAGTTGATATTCCGGGAATTTTTGAAATGATATTTTGCAATGTTATTTGCAGATCGTCTTTCGTAAACTCAATTTTACCTCCGTCTTTCAAACACCAAAAACCTAATCTCCTTAAGACCTGATGGAAGTCAGTGGAGTCTAGCTTAGAAAATTTTTCTCTAACATAACCAAGTTCTTTAGTTAAATCATGAGACTCATATAAAGCGTCGAATACTTGGCTATAAAATAACTCTCTTTTTCTTGGTATTATCGGTTTGAATTTATATGCACAAAATAATAATGAAACATAAAGAGGTGTGGATAAAAATTCATTTAGATTATGACCATTCTCCAGTCGTAATCCTTTAATTAATTGAGATGAAATAGGGCCACGTCCATCATATCGACGTAATAGATCATACGCTTGATTCGTTTCTAATGGGTTGATTTTAAATCTTGAGAAACCATGTAGTTCTGATAAGAAATTATCATGACGAGAAGTTATAATTATTTTGCTTTCTGAGAAATTATTAGCAAAGGTACTTAGTAAATTTACGATCTTGGATTTGAGTTGTTGTGGGATTTCATCTATGCCATCGAAAAGATAAATAAAAGGGATTTTTTTGAGGCAGTTGTCTGAAATGTCTTCTCCTAAACCAAGTTGATGTTTCACCTGTAGCGCAAAATCATAATCTTTAGCACGTCGTAATTCAATGTATATTGGAATGTATTCCTTATTAGCGATGCAATCTAAAGCAATTCTTTTCATTAGGGTGGACTTACCCATTCCTGCTGAGTCAGTGATTAATATATGATTGAAATTATCTAATAAATCTGCATTGTCTTTTATTAGGCATGTGTATGGTTTTTTTTCATTATCGTAATAAATGCTCATTGGCTCATAAATATCTAGAAGCTCTACTGGAGTATTTTGAAAAGCTAAGGTATTCACAAGGGAGCATTGCCCTTTCACATTTGATAGGAAACGTTCAAGATTTTTATTCAAGAAGCGTGCTGCATGTACATCTATTAAATAATTACGAACACTACTTTCTATGATAGGTAATATTTTATTCTTAATAACCTCCTTTGCCCATGGAAGGGATGCAGAGACTAATACATCAAGAGATACTGGTTGCATGAATTATACCTTATTTTCTACGTTTAAATTTTTGACCTTAAGTCCCCACCAGTTCATTAAATCGATTCTGGCATGTAAATATGTTGAGCGGTTATATGCTCTTCTAACTTCGTTTTTGTCAGAGTGCGCTAAAGCAGCTTCAATGACATCTGGGTTAAAACCTCTTTCATTCATGGCTGTACTTGCTATTGAACGTAGACCATGAGCAACCAGCTTCCCGCCATAACCAATACGTTTTAAAGCAGCATTAGCAGTTTGGCTATTCATTGGCTGTTTTGGGTCATTTCTACTGGGAAAAACATGTTCACGATGAGCACTGATTGGTTTCATTACCTCCAGAATCTCTATTGCCTGAGGTGATAAAGGAACAATGTGTTCCCGCTTAGCTTTCATCCGTTTGGCTGGAATAGTCCAGAGCTTTGCGTCAAGATCGATCTCTGCCCAACGAGCACCGGAAGCTTCAGAAGGGCGCACAAGGGTCAGAAGCTGCCACTCAATTAGACAGCGAGTCGAAACAGAGAGGTTCGACATCACCAAAGAGCGCATGAGTTTTGGTAATTCTTCAGGTCGTAGCGTTGGCATGTGTTGCTTTTTGGGTTTCTCAAATGCCATACCAATACCAGATGCCGGGTTTGCATCAATCAGGCCAGTGTTGACGGCGTAGATCATGATTTCGTTAATACGCTGCACCAGTCGACGTACAGTCTCTAGCGCCCCACGTGCTTTGATTGGCTCAAGGGTTTCAACTAGTGTTCGGGCTTTGATTTGCTGGACAGGGATCTCCCCGATGACAGGGAATACGTCTTTTTCCAGTGACCGCCATATATCTTTAGCGTAATCAGGTGTAACGCTTTTGCTTTTGAGCTGGAACCAGTTAGCGGCGACCGTTGAAAAAATACTGTCCAGAGCGATTTGCTGCTGTTCCTCTGCAACTTCGGCCTGAATTTGCGGGTCAATTCCGTTGGCTAACAAAGCAAGGTAATCCGCTCTTAACCGTCGAGCATCAGCAAGTGAAAGGGCGGGGAAAGCACCAAGCCCCATCATTGTCCGCTGTTTTGTTGCTGGACGTTGATAACGGAAACGCCACAACTTCTTACCGTTCGTTTTAACGAGCAGAAAAAGACCATCGCCATCATGTAACGTTAGATCCTTTTCTAACGCTCTAGCGCGCAGAACTTCTGTGCTGGTCAGGGGGCGTGTCGTTCTTGCCACTGTGGCCGCTCCTTCATTAATTGGTATACGCGTTTAGGTAAACATCCTACCGTATACCTAAACGTATACCAATAATCACTGGATTTAGCTGGATATCCTCGGACAACGGTAGACACAAAAAAGCCCGCAGAGCTTGTGCCATGCGGGCTTTCAGGATTTCTCCGGACGTATCCGGAAGAGCAAGTGGTGGAGCTGGCGGGAGTTGAACCAGCGTCCATTTGTTTTTAATTTATTGATTTTTATTGTTTTATTTTATTTCTCGCATGCTTCGTGTACTTCACGTATCCTTTTTAAGGAAATATATATTTATGGATTCTTGCTTAAAAAATATTCGAAGTTATGGTTGCCAAGCACATACCTCATTTCTCCCCGTGTGCGGTAAAAAGAAGTTTGAATCTCATCAACATAGTAGTTAAAAAAAATCTTTAACATTTCGGTAGTCATCTTTTGCAAATGGGTTGACAGTTTAGCTGCATTACTTTTTGAATCAGACTTTAATAAATCTGGAAATGATGCTGTGATATTTAATTTAACTTTAGATGATGAGTGTAACCAGCCACATGCTTGTTTATACTGTGAATGCATGTACGCCCAGTTTTCATCAGTGTTGGTAGATTTAAGATTCTCGAAATCAAGAGTTCTAATTGTAATATCGAAATCCCCCCCGTTATCAACTTTTTGTAAGGATATACGTGCAAGATGTTCAATCATTGAGCGAAAATTAAGATGAAGATATCGCTCTCGTTTATGAAGTATCGCTGTAATTGAACTTAAAACATCATAAATAATACTTTTTATAAAGGTTTTGTGACTTATTTCTGGATGTGAGTTATGGATAAACTCCAGAAAAAGCACATGTTTATAAGCCGATGTAAGATTGTTTTCGGTGCGAATATCGACCTGAAATGATTTTATCATTGTGATAAATTCTTTTACGTCTTTTCTAAATCCATGTGGGTCTCTTTGAAGCATTATTTTCTATCCTTCTTCAAAAGAGCATTAATCCACGTACCTACATCTCGATTTGCATTACGTTTGACGTTACTTTTTTTAAAAGTAAGTGAGTTTTCATTATATCCAATAATAAATTTGTCAGTTTTAAAATACTCTGATGCTTTATATATGCATTCTTTAATGTCTCTCTCGCTCATATTTACAAGATTACGGGTAAGTCTAGCGCATAATAAAGTTCTTGACTTGATGACGTAGTCTAAGAAACTTAATCCAAATACATTTTTTACGAATTCTGCTGCATCTTCATTTTTAACAAAAATTTCCCTAGAATAGATTGCTATTGTTATCAAACCAATAAACGCTTCTTTTGACGAGGGCTTCTTATAAACCAATGTCTGTAATAATTCGAGGTTGTTACTATTTTTATTCATCTTCCCCCCCCGTTTGCACTTCTTGGATCCGACTTAAAAACTCTTCACAAATCGCTTTGATATATTTTCTGGATGATTTATAACTTGATGATATATTACCTCTACCACCCACCATCAAATCCTGTACAAACTTCAACTGGTTATCAAAAAAGTATAGTTCATTAAAAGGTTCAGTACTTTCAAAGTCTGTCTTTAGCTTTTTTGTCTTTTTTGATAGATTTTCTAGGGTATTAGTATAAATAAAACCAAGGTTTTGAATGTTTTTATGGTCATAATTATCTTGAATGTTTTCTATTACGCTTAAAAGACTTGTCGCACCTAAAATTGAGTAGTGGTCAATTTTAACTGGCACAATATAATAATCTGAAGCAACGAGAGCTGCATCAGTAAATAATGAAATGGTTGGTGGGCTATCGATCAAAATGAAGTCATATATATCTCGAAGCTTATGTTCTTCTATAAAGCGTTTTAGCTTATGTAATCTTGCCGCAGGTTGTTCAATATCAAATATTGTATTAATATCACCAAAAATCATATCTAAGTGCTCTGACATCTTGATGATAATTTCATCAGGAGTGACCTGCTGAACTTTACCCGTTAAGCTTGATTTTGTCTCGAATATTCGTCTGATGGTTTTTGTATTTTCTAAGTGATCAGCTATATACTCTTTCACTCGATCATATTTACTAAGTATTGACTGTGTAGCGTTAAATTGTGGGTCAATATCGATAATTAATACCTTTTTATCCATGAAGTTTGCAAGATATTCAGCAATGCCGACGCATAAAGTTGTTTTACCAACCCCACCTTTCATATTTATGAAACTTATTACTGGTGTAGTCATTTTATCCCTCTAATTTATACTTCTTAAACAAAAATTTAAACGTTACATGTAAGTGAATTTACTTATAACATTTTTTTTGAAACAATAATACTGTTGTTTTATCAGGGGGATGGCATTTTTCAATGGAATAAATCTATAAGGGGTATGCTCATAATTGTAAAGAATACCTATTCAAGCGTGGATTTGTGGAGGACCTCTCGTTTTGAACGAAATAGGCTTCTTTGAATAACATGCTTTACCTTGCTCAAGGCTACTTTTTGCAATTACTTGTGAGCGTTGTTGAGCTGTGGTTGTCATAATCACTCAAGTAACGCCCATAATGACGAAACAACATTTCGGGCCCCTTATGCCCCATCTGCCCTGCTAGCCAGAAGAGATTAGCTCCTTGGCTAATGTACTTAGTAGCATAAGTGTGCCTGGTCTGATATGGGTTTCTGTAGCGAATACCTGCTTTTCGCAATGTTGGCACCCATGCTTTTTTCCTGATTGCATCAGCACTTGCCCAAGGCTTATTGGTCTTTGGATCTTCAAAGACCGTAGCATCTTTCATGAACGTAAATGGCTTCTGATTTATCAGCGCCAACATTGCCTCTTCTGTCAGTTCAACTTTACGAGTACCGGCTTTTGTTTTGGTCCCTTTGATAACACCAACAACACTTGCGCTCTGGACATGTGCTGTTTTTCCAACAAAGTCGATATCACGCCATCGAAGGGCACATAGTTCAGAACTACGCAGGCCTGTATGTATAGCGAACCGGAACAGATTTTCCCATTGTTTGTTTCCGGCTGCTGCTAGTAATGCATCAACTTCTGCTGGTGATAGCGGATCAACCACATAGCTGCTTTCTGCTTCTGACTTATCACTTTGGTAGCGCGAAGCTGTTACTAACGATACGGGGTTAATTTGAAGTACCCCATCGGTCACGGCTTCATCAAGTGCTGACCGCAGGAAAGATAACTGGTTGCGAATGGTTTTTAAGGTTGTTTTCTGGCTTTGAATCCACGCTTTCAGGGTTGCTGGTGTTAATTCACTTGCAGGGCAAATGTGAAGTGAGGCTAACGCACTACGGCATTTTTTATAGCCACCAATCGTAGAGGGTGAAAGTTTTCTTGTTTCGCAGATTTCAAGATATTCGTCCAGGTACATCTTTACCGTTTTGCCTGCAGCAGCATTACCAAAAATTTTCAAACGAGCAGAACGGGGAAAATATTCTGCATAAATGAATGTTCCCCTTTCGATCTTATTATGGATTTCGCCGAGTGTACGCTCGGCGTATTTAATGTTCTTTGGTGTTACTTCCAGATTGGAAAGCGGCTCACGACATCTAACTCCTTTGTAGGTGAAAGTTATATTGATCGTTTCGCCCTGGCGGTGTTTCCTGATTGTTACGCCGCGCGGTAGTTTGAGCAGTTTTGTCTGGCCCATTTTGCAACCTCACTAAGATCAATCCACCTCTCCTTAACGCCTTCAACCTTTAAAACCTGAACACCTTCACGCCAAACACCGCGCTGTACACGTTTGTTTATTGCTTCAGGAGTTTCGCCAGTTTCTTTGCAATAAGTTGAGATAGGAACACAATCGAGGTTCAGCATACGTTTCTCCATTATCCCGTCTGCACACGGGAGCAACATTATTAACGAATAGTGTCGTTACTTTGAAGTACAGCAAATGCCATTAATACTTCTAAAGTATATCTTCTATAAAATTTAACAAAACCAACATAGAAAACATAGACGAAGAAAAAGCTAAGCATTATTGAAAGTAAACTATAAAGATAATCACTATGAGTACATAATCGATAAATAAAGGTTGGAACTGATACCCAAAATGAAATTATAAAGATTAAACATATGTTTCTGCAAAAACCATATAATGCAACATAGTTTTGAATTTTTGTTTGATGTTGTTTTGAAAACTCATAAACATAATGATATGCCAATCTGAAGAGATCATCATCAAGTCCGTTTTTATCTTGTAATAATTGGCGATTTGTTATGAACTTTTTCTCATAACCTTCTTTGATCATTAACCATGTTGTATTAGCTAAATGAAATGGTAGAGATTGAGAATAACATAGTTTTTGTGTTATAAAATCCCATAGTATTATTGGGCATAATACGCATTTGATTATGCGATTCTTTATTTTTGTTTTTTTATCAGCGCTTCTCTCATCGCATGATGGGCTACAAATGCTTTCTGAGGTATCTATCAATTTTTTAAATAGATATTTGGAAGGATATCCTAATTCTTTATTCATGTGTTTTTCGATAAAAAATGCTGACGTGATAGAAATAAAATGTCCAGCTATATAAGATATAATAACTATTGAAGCGTAGTTCAAAATGCCAAAGATTTGACTTTGACCTCTGAGCAATTCACTTAAGTCAATAACAATATCTAGATCGAATGTCAAACCACAGAAATACATTAATAGAATAAAAAAACCACCTGGTATTAAATATCCAAGAAAGTCATAGAATGAGAATGGATTTTGATTCATTGTTGCTCTCCAATAATTGTTCAATTTGTAATATAACCTATATCTATATGTTAATAAATTACTTATATGTTCTTTTATGGCAGAGTTTGAATTCGTACGTGCTGATTTTTACGACTCAGTTAACTCTTTAAAGCGTTCCATAAACATCCCATAGGTATGGCCTGGCGACAGTGGAATAACTTTGAACATCTCTGTTGCCGGGATACCTTCCAGTACGGGCCAGAAAGAGCCATCATCAAGCCCGAGATCGCGGCGTTCGGTTGCCAGCATGATGAGATCGGCATATTTCACGGGCGTACTCATAACCGGGGGTAACCCGTATTTCTCACGGATTACGGCGTCTATTTTTTCTTCCATCCGTTTATAGTCAGGAAGAAGGCGTTTCAGTGGAGCCGGGATGTCCTGGCAATACGCTTCTGTTGCATCATGCATTAACGCTTCAAAAGCAAATTCCTGCGGTACCAGCTGGCTGCAAAGCACCGCATGTTGGGCGACGCTGTAGAAGTGTGAAAGATGGCCGGCAAAGCGACAGATATTTGAAAGGGAAACCGCGATATCGTTAATATCGATGTTGTCTTTATTTATCCTGTCATAATAAAAATGTTTCCCGGAAAAAGTTTTAATAAATGACATTTTATTCTCCACGTTATATGCGCTGCATCGCGCTGAATTTTGGTTAAAGAAAACCCTCGCCTTCAGGCGATTATTGAGTCAATTACGTTTCCATAAATGCCCCCGCAGGGGCATTTGCAGTAATGAAATCAGGCGGTGAAAGTCCCAATAAAGGTTTCTACTTTGCTGTCCTTGAATTTCTCAACAAGCAGATCACGAAATTCGTTAGCCATATCTTCCTGCACCGCTTCCAGCTGAATAATGCGCAGAACCAGTACAGGACGATCGCCAGTGATAATGCTGAGGCGTAATTTAAACGGACGTTCTTTCAGACCTTCAAACGGAACGCATTTAAACTCAAATGCCACTGGCATAATGTCTTTGGTCTTCGCTTCGACAGACTCCATCAGGGAGCGTTTGCCGCTGAAGTCATTATCTTCAAAATCAGCAGTCTGGTTTGCTTCAATCGTGATTTTACGGACCGCCGCAGCCGCTTTTGTTGCCTGAATGGTGTCACCATTAGCATCAAAGCCCACAAGATAGTCGGCCCAGTCTTCAATCCATTCTGCCAGTGACTTCTGGGAGTTACGCTCGCTGTTAACAGACAACAGGGCAGAGAACGGTGCTGTCTTTTTCAGTTTGAGAGTGGCGGTGTTATCTGCGTGACCTGGTTCATCAATAGTACCCAGGTTAAGCACACTGACTGCTCGCATATTATCAGCATCGATAAAGCAGCGGGTGCCTTCATCTGCAAGATCTTTAGAATAACGGGTAAAGTCATCGATGCTGGCAGTGGAAAGCGCACCACGGAAACGGAAGCGATTTAAATTAAATTTTTCCAGATCATGAATGCGGAAATTCTCAGGCAATGCCACAGCATCGGCACCAATCTTACTGATAATTTCATTAACACCCTGAGCAGAAATAAGGGCATGGATTTGATTAATTGCGGTTGCGTCTAAGTTCTGAGACATAATAAGTCCTCACTATATAAAGATATTCAGTGATGAGATAAATAATCAGTTTATTAAAAACGATATTAACGACCTGCTGCGCGGAGTTTTCCGTCAGGTTCACCGGCAAGAGTCAGTAATTGTCCCTGGTCTTCCTGCAGAATAGTCAGGCGACCACCGCGATTGACATACATCGGCGTTTCGGTGGTGTCTTCTTCGGAAATTTTCCCGCGGTTAGTCGGGCGAACATATGAGAGTTTGTGTTTGATTTTCACACGGTTCTCATCAAACGGTTCGATTTCCAGGTTGAGCGAGACCTTACCTTTGGTTTTCGTGTTCATCACACCTGAAGCGACTTCACTGAGAACTGCGCCGATTTTGGTTTCAAATACGCCGCCGTCCAGCTCCCCGATAAATGCCTGCACATCAGTACTGCGTTCGCTAGCCATTTTGCTGCTCCTCATCATATCGACCCTGCAAGGCCGGTTGGTTTCTCCACAAAACAGAGAAGAACACCTGCGGTGGCAGCTGCCCGGATGGATTGGGTTATGAGCCCGTCGTCCGGTGATGCTCTTCTCTGTTTTGTAAAAAGAGCGGTACCAGCCGGAAGCAAGTGTACAAACTGGTACCGCCAAAGCAGTGGCTGTTGTGGTGGGGTTGTCACTCAGGCGTATGGTCAACCTGACAATCCGGTGTCCTCAACGGGGAAAGACTAACCCCGCCATACTTACCGCCGCGCCATTTCGCGGATTACCACAACGCTGAGAGCACTTAGCCAGTTCGGCGCCACACTTTGTCTCGGCTCCATAAATGCTCTTATCGTTGCACCCTGGTCTCTTCCCAGGCGTCAAACCGAATCGCCACGCTGGTTAGGCGTCTTATCAGCATCATCATTGACTTGCACATTCCGGCTACCTGGTTTGTTTGCCCGAGCAAGGAGTGGATTGTCCCCTTTAACGTCTCCAGACCGCTAACGACGCATGTGCCATACGCCGTGTTACAACCAAACTTTGTTTGAATCTTGCCTGTTGCATGTTTCTTTTGGATACATTATGTATCCCAAAGGTACATTGTCAAGTATAAAAAAACCTGCCGAAGCAGGTTCATAAATAATGATTAGGTCTTTATTTTGTATCTTCTTGGTTTTCCTGAGAAAATCACTGTACCAATTATAGAGCAATTACCGTTGATCTTAATGTAAGGTTCAGGCCAGTTTGGGTTTAATGCTTTGAGGTAACGCTGTGTTCCATCTTCTATCAACCGCTTGAAGGTGGTTTCGCCTGTATCGTGCATCAATGCAATAACGTCGTCACCGTGGCAGGCAGGGACTTCAGGATCAACAAAAATCATGTCTCCCGGGCGGTACTCATCAATCATTGAATCACCAATCACCCGCAAGATATAAGTCATTTCGCCACAGGGTACAGGGCAGGGGTAAGTTTCTGCTGTGCTCAAATCAACCTCAGAATAGCCAACTTCTTTCCATGCTCCGGCCTGTACCCATGATATGACAGGGACTAACGTTATTTGTTTGTTAGTGATTGAAACATCAGGTTTTTTTGTGATGTTCGTGGTCTGGTGTTCTTGATCAAGCCATCCGACAGGCAGGTCGAAACATTTTTCGATGTGCCGCGCCATGCTGTCACCGATATTTTTAGTAGCACCATCTCCCATAAACCTGCTGGTCTGGGTTGGCTCGCGATCAATCATGGTGGCAAAGGAAGAATTCCCGCCAACACCATCTCTCAGTTTTCTGGCGTTAGACCGCCGGATGTCATGGACTGTTTTCATAAAGAAATTAAAACCTTTGTACCGATAAGGTACAAGTATCTTGAAGGTTCATCTCAATCATGTAATATGTATACCGGAGGTACATATTGTATGAAAGCGTATTGGGACTCTTTAACCAAAGAACAGCAGGGCGAGTTGGCCGGAAAAGTTGGCTCAACACCAGGCTACTTACGGCTGGTTTTCAATGGTTATAAAAAAGCCAGTTTTGTGCTGGCTAAAAAACTTGAGCAATGCACGTCAGGTGCAATTACGAAATCTGACTTAAGACCGGATATCTATCCGAAAGATTAACAGAACACCTTCAATTTTTAACCACAGAACGATGAGGCTAACCGTGGGTAAGCATCACTGGAAAGTAGAAAAACAGCCTGAGTGGTACGTGAAAGCTGTCAGAAAAACTATCGCGGCGTTGCCGGGGGGTTACGCTGAAGCTGCTGAGTGGCTGGATGTAACAGAGAACGCTTTATTCAACCGCCTTCGTGCAGATGGCGATCAGATTTTCCCGCTGGGATGGGCAATGATTTTACAGCGCGCGGCTGGCACTCACTACATTGCGGATGCTGTCGCACAGTCTGCTGGTGGGGTGTTTGTATCGCTTCCTGAAATTGAGGAAGTAGAGAACGCCGATATAAACCAGCGCCTGCTGGAAGTCATCGAACAGATCGGGAGTTACTCAAAGCAGATTCGTTCGGCAATCGAAGATGGGATAGTGGAGCCACACGAGCAGACAGCAATTAATGATGAGTTGTATCTGTCAATTTCGAAGCTCCAGGAGCATGCAGCACTGGTCTACAAAATCTTTTGCGCTCCAGAAAAGAGTGACGCCCGCGAGTGTGCAGCTCCGGGCGTCGTGGCGTTTTGTGTCTGTGGAGAAACTAACGCATGAACAGTTTAACGGCAAATAACCGTTTGTCGCAACAGCTGGTGGTCAGCGTCGCTGAACACCTGTTGTTACGGCATGAATGCAGATTACCAAATCTCCTGGCTGTAAGTAACCACAGAGAACTTTACCTGACTGTGGGGGGCGAGTTGTGCAGGAACTTAACCGCTGGTTTCGTGACGGAAGAGGACTTTATGTTCATGTTATTCGTTGGGAGCCAGAAACACAGCGCGTTATCTATCTTCGCAAAGACTACCCGCATGAGTGCTTTAGCCCTTTGTGGAAATTCAGGCGTGATTTTGTTGAGTGTGAAGGACCACCAGCACATTGATTCTGCCATTCCGGGACGTTACACTGTTCAGGCACCTTATAAAGCGGGTGCCGGGATTGGCGTCCTGGAATTGCATACGGCGACAATTGGCGCGTTAGCGTCTTTTTTGTTGCTACAACTCAGCTATACCCAAATTATGGTGGGCTGGGTGGGGGCACCGAAAGGTGCGCCGGTTTCCGTATGCGCCGGTTACGCCAACCCTGCTCAGTTCACCACCAGCGAAATTGGCGTTTCCGGTGGTGGAAGTTATCCATTGCATACGGAGGCTGCCATCATGGCTACTGTCCCAGCCCTCACTCGTCTGAATGATGAAGACTTACATAAACTCAGTTATGTAACAACTGCACTACGTGCTCTGCGCAAGGTAACTCTTTCGGATCCGCAGGCACATCAGGTTCTGGTAGAAACCCTTCTTAACTTGCAAGCTGAACGTATTCGTCTGGCGGATAAGGCTAATTTTCATATTCACCGTCTCCTGAATATCAGCGGAGGGCATCGTCATGCTTAATCCGTTGCTCCTCAACATTTACCGTTTATTTCAGCGTAAAAAAATATCAACACCCACAGTTGGGCAGTGGTACACCACGCCAGCAGGGCATGTTCTACGTGTCAGCCTGGTTGACCGTGAATGTCAGAAGGTGATTTGTGAACCGCTGGGCCGTAATTACCGCGTCAGTATGCCGCTTATAGCCTTTCGCTCCGGAAAAAACATGAAGCATCTCGGAGGTGCAGCATGAGTATGGAGCTGATGGTTAAAGCGATGAAAATTCGAGTGGGTAATCCATTGCGAAAACTGGTTCTGATCAAGCTGGCTGATAATGCCAGCGATCAGGGTGAGTGCTGGCCCAGCTACCAGCATATTGCTGACCAGTGCGAGATTAGCAAACGTTCTGTGATGAATCATATTGCGGCCCTTTGTGAGTCCGGGCTGGTAAAAAAAGTCACCCGGAAAGGTGAAAAAGGTAACTCAAGTAATATCTATCTCCTTCATCTTGATGGTGCAGGAGATTCACTAGGGGGTAGTGCAAATAATTCACTATCTGGTGCAGCAAATTCACCAGGTAGTGCAGGAGTTGCACCAGGGGGTAGTGCAGGAGATTCACCCAGAACCAGTCACTCTTTTGAACCAGTCAAAGAACCAGTCAATGAACCAATAGCTGTTGGTGCATCAGTTGATGAGTCCGTGCGAGTTCGTTCAAACCGACCGGAATACTCTCCGGAGTTTGAGCAGGCATGGCTGGTATATCCCAAACGTGCTGGTGGCAATTCAAAATCTGCAGCCTTCAAAGCTTGGAAAGCCCGTTTGAATGAGGGGGTAAACCCCGAAACCATGCTGGAAGGTGTGAAACGCTACGCGGGCTGGGTATCTGCGATGGGTAACAGCGGCACACAATTTGTGAAACAGGCTGTCACGTTCTTTGGTCCGGATCGTCATTTCGAAGAATCCTGGGAAGTTCCTGCGGTATCTGCAGCCAGACGCGAGGACCCGTACTTCAAAGCCAGTTACGACAACGTGGACTACAGCCAGATCCCGGCAGGATTCAGGGGGTGATCATGAGTCTGTTAAATGACGTTCAGAAATTCATTGAAGCCCATCCGGGGTGTACTTCCGGAGACATTGCGGATGCTTTTGCAGGTTACTCACGGCAGCGCGTTCTGCAGTCAGCAAGCAAGTTACGTCAGAGTGGGCGTGTGGCTCACCGTTGTGAAGGAGATACACGCAGACATTTCCCGCGCCTGACTGAGAGAGCGCAGGAGCCGGAACCACAACCAGTTCGTGAAACCAGACCTGTGCGCAATTTCTATGTCGGCACTAACGATCCCCGGGTGATTTTGTGCCTGACCCGCCAGGCGGAAGAACTGGAGTCCAGGGGCTTATACCGTCGTGCTGCAACGGTGTGGATGGCGGCATTCCGTGAAAGCCACTCCCAGCCAGAACGAAACAATTTTCTGGCGCGTCGTGAGCGGTGCTTACGGAAAAGCAGCAAGCGCGCTGCATCGGGTGAAGAGTGGTATCTGTCAGGGAATTACGTGGGGGCTTAATGAGTAATAAATATTGGCAGGCGCTGGTGGAGCTGCGGAACAAACCAGCCCATGAACTGAAGGAAGTGGGCGATCAGTGGCGCACGCCGGATAACATTTTCTGGGGAATTAACACCCTGTTTGGCCCGTTTGTTCTGGATCTGTTCACTGATGGTGATAACGCCAAATGTGCCGCTTATTACACTGCGGAAGACAACGCGCTGGCGCATGACTGGTCTGAACGTCTTGCGGAGCTTAAAGGTGCTGCCTTTGGTAATCCCCCGTACAGCCGCGCCAGTCAGCATGAAGGGCAATACATCACCGGCATGCGTTACATCATGAAGCATGCCAGTGCCATGCGTGATAAGGGCGGACGCTATGTTTTCCTGATCAAAGCTGCCACCAGCGAAGTGTGGTGGCCGGAAGATGCAGATCATATTGCTTTTATTCGCGGGCGTATTGGTTTTGAACTGCCTGCCTGGTTTATCCCGAAGGACGAGAAGCAGGTGCCGACAGGCGCTTTCTTCGCTGGTGCTATTGCTGTTTTCGACAAGACCTGGAAGGGACCGGCAATCAGCTACATCGGGCGCGATGAACTTGAGGCATGTGGTGAGGCGTTTCTGGCGCAGGTTCGCCAGCAGGCAGAAAAACTGGTCAGGGAGATGGCGGCATGACGACGTTAACTCAATGCCAGCAGCAGGTGCTGGATATGCTGATTTCTTATCAGAAAGAACGTGGCTTCCCGCCAACCAATCAGGAGGTGGCAACCATGCTGGGATACCGTTCGGTGAATGCAGCGGTGGAGCATCTTCGCGCACTGGAGAAAAAAGGCGTCATCACG